AACCGGTTTAGGTCCCTCAGAGACAGTTTTTTTGCTTTCAATTTTTAATTCTTCTTTTTTTGCCAATAGGAAATTACGGGCAGTTTTTTCTTCCTTCTCTTTCTTAATATCCAACAGTTCCTGCTTGTGCTTGTATCCATCTTCATCATCCTCAAATGCTTCTTTATCGGCTACAAAAGTCTCATTATACCAGCTTTCAAATAGCTTCTCAGCCTTGGCCCGGGGCAATTCCTTATTGTCAATTATGAATTTTTCAAGGATAGCATCCTTGGCGCCAATTTTTTCAGGATCCATGGCCAATATCCTACCATAGGTAGCAATTCCATCGGCCATCTGGTCAACATCAAAGGCTTTTAAAAATTCAAAAGCTGCCTTTTCGGACTTAGAATTGAACTTAGGCTCCCCTTTTTTTAGTTCTTCTAACTGAGATTTAATGGTAGAATTCTCTTTTACTACGGCCTGGAATGCTTCCAGTGATTCAAAACCTAGCTTATTGGAGTTGGCTTTTATGTACGCATTAAGAGTTTCTACGGAAACATCAGGTTTCTTGTCATCTTTCTTGTCCGGCTTTTTGTCCTCATTCTTATCCGGCTTTTTCTCTTCTTCGTCCTCAAATTGGTATTTTTCGGAAAGTTCAGCAAGCCTGGTTTTCTGCTCTTCGGTTAAATCTTTCTCCGCAATGTCAGATAACTTATTGAATTCATCCTCTATTTCAGTAGTTACCTCACCTACATCGGACTTCTTTTCAGTTTCCGATTCTTCCGGCTTTTCTTCTTCTGATTTTTCCTCTTCAGACTTATCATCTGGCTTTTCGTCCGATTTTTTTTCTTCAACTGCAGTACTCTCTTCGGGGGCATCTACATACTCCAGTGTTTCCGCATCTAATATCTTTTTGGCCATAATTGGTGAATTCTTCTACTAAGATTATTTTTTTTCTTGGAATTTCAAAATTTTTTAATCCTGTGGACTCTTATCGGGTCGTTTATCCACCTTAATTCTTTCAACCTGATTCCTTAATGCCTGCGATAAAACCTTGCTTTGAGCAGCCTTACTGGCAACTTCCCTGGCAGTTTCACCTCTCTTATTTTCTTTTGTATCCATTGAATCAATTTCCATCTGCTTGAGCTTTTCATTGATCATACCTTGCAATAATGCAATTTCTTTATCAATGCTGCCTTTCTCCCTGATCTTGGTAACATTCTCCATGGTTCGCCCTTCGGATGCAGCTTGTGAAATACGAATCTGGCTTTCTTCGGCTGCCTTGGCCATTTTTGCCCTTTTCTTTTCGTATTTCAATTCTTTAACAGCCAACATTTGTCGCGCCTCCCGGATAGAGGTCATCTCTAAAATCATCGCAACGTCAGAGGATTGAATCATTTGATTTTCAAGTGAAATAATCATTTGTTGGTAGAAAGTATTCCACTCTTCAGGAGGCGGTTCTTTTTCAAGCATTAGTCCCACATCTACGTCTGCAATTTCATTATCGGTTTCAAAATATTCACCGGTATCGGCAATGTATCCTGATAGAATAGTTCCGTTTTTCTGCGCTAACTGTGCCAGAGAAAACAAAGTCTTGTTCGATTCTAAATATAATTTTGTGTGGCCATTGAATAATGGCTCCAATGCTTCAAAAGTAGATTCCCTGTTTTGTTGCATCACACTTACCGCCAAACGTTCTGGAGGTTCACTTCCTTCGTAACTAGGGCTTCCGGCCAACTCATCAAGTATTTTGAAGGACATCTGCATTTGGTTCATATAGTCAGTGAGCATAAGTCCAGCCCTTCCTTCCATGATTGCAGGTCCGTAGTTCTGGTCATACTTGGTGGTTTTTCCGCGTTTAATCAGGGTATCTTGTTTTAGTAAATGTTCATATACTTGCCTAGGTGTCCATTGTTTACCTCCTTTACCCATAGCCACATTCTCCATCTGGTTAAAATCAATTTCACGGATTCCCATAAATCCCCGGGCAAAAATGGCTTTAACTTTACTCCATAACATATTGATCATAAATATCGGCTCCACCATCTGTGATGTAAGAGATACTACCCTCCCTTCCTTGTAATTGGGAGCATAGCCGATAATTGGTGGCCTGATATTTACAAGGTTGGACCGTGGCCATTCCTTGCGTCCATATCCGTAACAAACTTGACTGCCAACTACCCAATTTCCACCATATAAGCTGTCTGCGCGGGTAGTAATCAATTTATTAAGATTGGGTTCCGGTGTTGCGGATTCTTCTATAGCGTAGTCGAATGGCCTTTTTACAATAATAGGATTATTATATTGATTTCGTTTTTTCTCAAAATGCCTGCTATCCTCCGATATGAAATAGAATCTCAGTACTGGTATATAATCCAGTCCATCATAACTTCTGGGTCCTTCAGGAATTTCATACCCATGATATTTGGCAGGTTTCCCAAATTCTCCGATGGTATCCAGTTGTTGCTGTGGTGTCAAATCAAATTTACTCTCCCTACAGAACTGATTAGCTGTAATAAAATCTATATACGCGAAATATTCCAAATCATCCCAACTCTCGGATTCTGAATAAGGATGTATTGCCCACTGTGGACTAACCCGGTTTTGACGTGGTACTAAATTATGATCCAGATAATTGTGGACATAAGCCTTGCCGAAAACAACCATATCCCAATCACACTCCCTCCATATCTGATCCCAATTATTTATATAATGCAATAGTTTGAGAGTTTTCTCACATTTTATGGCTTTCCTTACCTTTGGGTTTACACTCAACATGTAAATAAGTTCATCCGGCTCTTCCGGAAGTACATCAATAGGCAGGTCTGAAAATAGTTTTTCTGCTGGTACACCAATCTTATCATACCAGTTTTTCAGATCATAATACGCTCTTACCTTGTTTTTAAACTCTTTTTCTTCATTTATTGATTTGGCATCAATAATACTCATTCGTGCGTGAAAGCGGAGTTTACGGAGTTTCCCGACAATTTTATTAATGTATTTAGGTGCCAGATTTAATACCTGAATGTCAATATAGTCCAGTGATTCCGCATCTGTTTCCGGATTACTACTTTCGAAATGACCAAGAATATTTTTTATTCGGTCAACACTTTGCCTTCCCTGAGCAAATTCCATCAAATCATTATACTCGCTGTCACTATCAATTAGTCTGGCGCCATGGCGGTGAGAACTGTAATAGATAGCTTCAGCGTATTCAATACCAAATTTTTTATTTTCTTTGGTAGAAGGATTTACGAACTCCTTGGGAAATAAAGGTTGACGGGATTCTGACATCTACTTTCTTACTTCACCGTTTGGCTGTAAATAGATCGGAAAAGTTTGGATTTTACTGCCAATTTGTTGCCGGAAGCATCAATGATCAGGAAATCACCTGGCTTGCCTGAAACAGATGGACGCTTATCGGATGAAGTATTCTTTGCGTCAAAGTCAACAGGCATTTTTCGAACCCTTACTTTACCTGGATTTGCAATGGACTGCTTGAAAAGAAAATCATCCACATTATCATCAACCTTCACATTTTTTTCTAGCTCTTGGTAAAATTCTGGTTTCTCAATGTAGAAAAAGTCATCAGAGAATTCAACTTCATGAACCGGTGCTACTTCCGGTGCTTTTGGAGTTTCGCTTTTGAGTTTTGGATTTGATGACTTCTTGGAAGTACTTTTTTTCTGTTTTGCCATGATATTAGTATTTATCCACTAAAAGTAAATAAAATTTCCTGAATATATCAATAATTTATAGAGGTCTGCTGATAGCACCGCTATTATCAAAGGTTCTCATCACATCTTTCAGGTCAAAAATTTCTTGTTTTTTTGGTGTGTTTCTAATCCCTGCCATCAATGTAAAACCTAACGCAACCGTATAATCATGTTCCTTGGTCTTTTTCGGATTGAACAAAAGCAAATCTTCAATTAGTTCTTTAAATGGAATAGTGTGACCAAAGTATTCAATATAAGTCATATTCAATGAGTGATACAGTTCAATGATATGCTGGCTTGCATGTGTACCTTCAGGAAGTGCATCTTCATTGAAATAAGTTTGTTCTCTGGAAGGATCCTGAATTCTACCCATAATAAAATTGCCATACCCGCGTGAATGAAAATATCCTATAATAGCTGCTTTCTGTGCTTCTACATGGAGTGGCGCTCCGAAATATCTGCAAATTCTGATCGCATACTCAAAGTACAGGTTGGGGTCGCCAAACCGTTTATCGTACTGAACCCATAGGGTGTTGCTTTTATACTTGTATTTTTCTTCAGCGCGTTTGATTAAATTTTCCTCAGTCATAGGACCATCCAGTAGCGGATCATATTTTCTTTTCACATACAGCACCGGTAAAGACTGCCTTTTACCACTTAATATGCCGGCCTGAATAGGGTCGGTCCCAATTTCAAATTTATGAGCATTTTTTGGTTTCCATAAGTTGACCAATGAGTTAGTGGGATGGATACCTACTTGTTCGACAAGATTAGATTCTTCATTATCATTATCAAACAATTGACTAACCAGGCAAGCACCATTCTCATTGGGACTCCAGTATACCCGGGAATCTCTTTGGTTATTGCTCCAAAGAAAATCACCACGTTCTGCATAGCCATCATTCATGTCAAGTTCAACTTGGCGTTGCATGAGTATGGTGACATTATAATCACATTTCTCGGTACTGATATAGAAAATATCTTTAATGCTGTCTGGATATTGTCTTTTGAGCATGGCATATTCTCTGGGCTTTTTTTCTACAGATACCAACTGCTCACGGATTAACCGTTTATTGAAATCAGCATCCGGTATCCCGGTTACAGGATCAATCCCATCCTCCAACGAAAACCTAGCAGCCAGGTATGCCATATAAAGACCGCTTTCCGTGCGACCATCCGGACCTCGTTTATCAACATCCGATTCATAAAATAAATTTTTATACGCCATTCCACCTTTGCCATCAACTTCCATGTATTCAACGGTTGTCGGAAGAATTGCTTTTCCGCGTATCTTAAAGCCTCTTTTCAGGCATGGTTTTACAAATCCCCATCTGAGTTTTACATCGGCCTCTAAAGTTTTCCCTGGCTCTTCCATGACATATCTATGCAATACAGCTTGATCATATTTACTTTCTCCTGAAGTTCTATAATCAATTTTTGAACTCAATGGCTTCTGATCAGAAGTTATTTTTTGACCTTTTTTTTCTCCTCTTTTCGGTGGATAATCAAATACTATGGAATTCTTTTGCAGGGTGGTGGTGTCATAAATGGGCTGGAAATAATAGGGAATTTTATAAAAAGGCTCCTGAATAAATTCACTATAGAAATCCTTAATTTTATCATCACTTTCACCCTGCATACCTCCTCTCCAATTTCTATGTGATGAAACTCCAAATATTAACCAAGCACCAACAATGGCAGATTTCCCAAATCTTCTGATTGTGTTCAATAATGTGCCGAACGAATTCGGATCTTCTTCACAATATTGAATCCAGTATATTATTTCCTTGTCCGGATCACGAAATTTTGGAATTCCAAAGTATGGTTCCCAAACCGTGCAATACCAGTAATGGAATCCGGTCATGTAAACAGCCTCACCATCATTCCAAAACCAAACACCCTTTTCCCTACGCTCCCACTCCCTATCTTCAAAGGCAATAATTCTTTTAGCATGCGGATGCACATAATCAGGATTTATTTTTAATATCTCATCCCATTCTTTCACCCATTCGATCATCTCATCACTCATTCGTAATGCGTTGAGATCTGTATTCGGAAGCCAGTGTTGCTCTTCTTTAAACAGTATCTCACTGTCAGGTGGTTTAGGTGGCAGATAAACGGTATTAATGCCTGGGCCTGTAATGCCAGTTATTAAATAACGGAATTTGTATGGATTATCGGTTTCAAGAAACATTCTTCTCTTCCTTTTGCGCTATCCGTTGCTCATAGGTCATCCTAATTATCTTTGCTCCTGCAGATTGGGTTTCCGTATCCTTACCCCAAATAATACTTTTCTGTTTGTCCATGCGCTCTGCCAGTTGCTGGCTCCAGGTGCTATAATTATTCATTTTTTTAATGTATTCATCATTATCCTGCAATGGTTGGCGCATCTTATCCTGCAAATTCCAGAATAGCCATTGATTGCTTTGATATTGGTCATACTCGTTTGAATTCTGAATTTTACCCAAATAAAGGTTTATTAACAGGGTAATTTCTTCATTCTCGTAGTTGAATATTTGAATTATTTGCGGATCTGTAGGGTCCAGCTTGCACTGATTGGCTGCATAAATCTGCCTTTCCCGCAAATTATCAATATTATTTATTGGCGCATCTTTGGTGTATAGCAATTTGATAAATGAGAGAATTTTTTGTTTATCTTTATGCTTTAAGGCTTTAACGTCAGGGTGATCTAAAAATATATCTTTTGGCATGGTAAGAACTAATAACTACCAAAGTAAGAAAAAGCTCCGAAAAAATCCTCTATTCGGTGCCTCTCCGAACGGAAAAGGTGATATGATAAATCCGGAAGAGGAACAACTATCAGATGAAGAGAAGGCTATTTTGAGACAAAAACAGGTTCAACAAGCACAGCAACGTAAGGCTGAGATGATAAAAACAGTTGCTAAACTGATAGTTACCTTGGTTTAAATGTTCACTTTAATTGGAGACATACCCCATCATCTTTACGTTTGGGTTGATTCCAAATTCACTCACAAAAAAAACATAGGCTTTATACCTGCCGTTTGGTTCGGTATAGTCAGCTATCCATCCAGGATGTGGGGTTGTAATATTATGCTTGAGAGTGGTGCGGTATATAGAAACCTACCACCGCACGCCATATCATTTACTGAAAAGCCTCAAAAGAAATGGAGCATTAAAGATGCTCAAACTTGGGACTGCTATGGATGGAACTTTTCTACTTTGGAATACAAATATTTGTCAGGATTAGATTGCATGGCACGATGCAACGGAAAAGAGTATGAAGGCGAATACTTATTTACTGCGGCACCGATTGGAGATGGATTTTCGGCATACCCGGAGCAGGCTAAGGAGTTTTTCTTTATCAAGTTAAATAATGGCAGGCTAACTATACAGCCAACCAATTTTGTGGTTTTTCGGGAAAAAAGTTTTACTAGTGATCGGTTAGAATTTCCAAAAGGGCTAACTCGACAAACAAAAGTATACTCATGTGAATAATTTACTACATTAGTGTTTAATTTTTAACTACCAAAATTTAAAGATTATGGGAAAATTTCAAATTGATGCGATGCTGGATGATGGGTTAGATTACATTTCGGCTAATGCTACCGAGTTGTATTTATGCACGGAACAACCCGTTGACAGGGCAGCGGCAATTGCGGCCTCGTTGATTGCAGCGGTGATTCCGGGCTTTGGAGCTATTGCTGATGGGATTGTTTCGGGAAGGAGAATACCGGTGAATGCGGTTACTGATGAGCCTATTACCGCTACCGGGGATGCTACACATGTGGTATTATGTTCAGCGACTACGCTGCTGTATGGAACAACTTGTACGCAGCAGACACTGACTTCCGGTGGAACGGTGACTATTCCGACTTGGAATGTAGAGTTAAGAGACCCGACCTAAGTGGCAAGCATTGCTTGTTGCAACCGGAACGGGGCGGAACATTGTTGCTGGGTTGAGGGGAAGCGGTGCGAGTTCCTTGTTGAGGGGAATAATCCGAGGTGGACGTGCCGGCTTCGGGCGGAGATGGGAAGTTGGGAGGCGGTGCATAAGAGCGAACAGTACGTGAAAAAAATAAAGCCTGTTTGGGAGCGGCTGAAGATAAAAGATTGCGGAGATTATGAATGTGAAAATTGTTTGAAATGGCAACACTTAATACCTTACTGGTTAATGCGGATAGTGCGGGCGGCCCTCGCAATTGGGCATCGCAAGCATTTGGAGATATTGACGAAGGCATAGCCGGAGCAGACGGGACGGCGATAGGAGACAATACGAATGCTAATGCTACGCTGGACACTTCATTTTTGCTTTCTACGGTGGATGCGGATTTCGGCAACATGGATACTTTGCTTTTTCAGGTTCGCAGGCGGGTTATCGGAGCGCAAACCAATACCCGGAGTCTGCTGATTAGAATTGTTAAGGAATCGGATGGAGCGGTATTGGCGGCGGCAGATTCGGGAGGTACGTTTCAGAGCGTAGAGGCTGGAATTACAAACACTACTTTTGATAACGGGACAGCTACTGGGTTTACTTTCGTGGACACTTCGGCAACAGAGGCGGATTGGAATGACGGGAGAGTAGAAATACGTCTGGTGATAGTCAAGAGCATGGCCGGCGACGCTAACGGGGTAGAGGTGGACACGTTGGAATTAACAGGTACTTATACGGAGGCGGCGGCACACTTTGATCTTGTGGTTCAGGACTCAGCACACGTGCACACGGTAGATAATGTAGAACTTGTGCAGGCTAATGTTCTTTCTGTTTCCGATTCAGTGCATGAGCATACAGCTGATAATGTGGAATTAGTACAAGCGAATAGTTTGGTGGTGGAGGATTCTGCTCATGCTCACGCCGCCGACAATATAGAGCTTGTGCAGAATTATACGTTAACGGTTCAGGATTCAGTGCATGAGCATTCGGTTGATAATGTAAATCTCACACAGGCGAATCAATTAGTAGTTCAGGATTCGGCACATGGACACACAGTGGATAACGTTAATCTTACGCAAGCAAACAATCTAATAGTAGATGATAGTTCTCATTCGCATACGGCTGATAATGTTGTTCTTCAGGTAGGAGGAAGCAGCATTGAATTGGTGGTTCAAGATTCGGCACATGCACATTTTGCGGATAATATTGAGCTTGTTCAAAGTAATACGTTATTAGTTAATGACTCTCTGCACGAACACACAGTTGATAATATTGAATTAGTACAGTCAAACGTGTTGGCTGTAAACAACACCTTTCATATACAAAGCGCCGATAATGTGGTTCTGGTTATAGATGGATATACTGAACAGGAGAATAAATTAGTTTTGATGAATGTAATTTTAAGGAAACATAAATATGTTAATAAGAACCGCTATGCACAGTCGGAGCTTTTCAATAAAAAACATATTGTGGCTGTGGAGGCTTCACTATTAGGGCCATTTAAAGATAATGATGAGATTAAGTCTAAGGTGTTATACGATGAGGGTACTTTAGTGGAGTATCACGTTTCTGAATCTATTGAAGAAATACTTTAATTCAGTTAAAAAGAGGAGAGCTATCCGGCACATTAGCTCCCCTTTTTTGAATCCTAAAGTTAAAAAGTCTAATTCGCATCATTTTTCAATCACCTTTTACGTTTATAAAAGCCGGAAAATCTTTATTCATCTCCACCATTTATAGTAATAATTTTCCAATGGCTTCAACTACCGGTACACTCACTGCATTTCCTAATAATTTATATCGCTGTGTCTTTGAAATCTTTTTTATTTCTCCATCGTAGTTGCCAAATTTTGTCCAGTCGTCAGCATAGCCCTGTAATCGCTCACATTCTATTTCAGTCAATCGCCTGATGTTATTTACATACGGAACATTATCACCACCTGTTCCGTATCTAGATTTATTTAATCTGCCTTTTATCTTCAATAAATTTCCATGTCCTGCTCCTGTGTTTGCCCTTAAAGGTGGAACTATTTTTTCTTTCTTCCATTGTCGATGTAATCCGGAATCTGAAATTAAAGTCATTCCTGAGTGGTGGCCTCCCGATTTTGCCCCACCCAAGATTGTTCTAATATTTGTGGCTTCATATTGCCTTTCATTAATCCTGTTATAGCCTTTTGAAATAGGAAATACTCTTGGCTCACTTCGTCCTGCAAGATGTCCGATAAGGTATATCCGCTCTCTATTTTGGGGTAGAAACCAGGATGTATTAAGCAGTTGCCATTCAAGTCGGTAACCCCCAATGTTGGTAAAGGCACGGATAATTCCCCAAAAGTCTTCGCCATTATTTGAGGAGAACGCCCCTTTAACATTTTCCCAGATAAATAAATGCGGTTTGCATTCCCTGATAAGTCGAATGGCGTGGAGGATAAGAGAACTTCTTTGTCCTTCCATCCCTTTTCTTTTTCCAGCCAAAGAGAAATCCTGGCAAGGGCTTCCGAAAGTGATAATGGTTGGCTTAATGTTTCGTCCTGAAACATCTTGTACTGATCCGATGTATTCTGCATTGCGAAAATTGTGTTTATAGTTTGCGATTGCGTGTTTGTCAATTTCTGAATAATAATGATGTTTTAAAAATTGAAATCCTGCATTTTGTAATCCAAGCGCAAAACCTCCTATTCCAGAAAACAATTCGAGAAGTGTATGTTCAACGGAAATTATTGACTTATTATTTTCCATTAATTGAACATTCCAAGTTCCTTTTCCAACCTCCGGTTCCTGACTTCTTCATAACCTAGGTCAATACCGATATAATTCCGGTTCAGCTTCCGGGCCACTATGCCGGTGGTTCCGCTTCCCATGAATGGATCAAGTACAATCCCATCTATGGGACACCCCGCTTTAATCATGTCAACAATAAGTTTCTGTGGAAAGGTGGCGAAGTGGACATCAGAATAGGGTTCGGTGTTTACTGTCCAAACGCTTCTTTTATTTGCCAATCCACCGCCAATAATACTACCATCAGCGGCATAATTTCCAGAGTGTGAGCCAAGTTTTTTATCTCCTGTTCCTCTGTGTTCGTAACCTTTTCTCATAACTGCTTTAAAATTTCCGTTTGTTTTACCTGGTACTCTGTCGCTTCCTTTTTGATTTTCAATGTCTTGACTTAGCCTTTGAATTGATGAATCGGAAATTGGTGTTTTTATCGCTTCAGCATCAAAGTAGTACTTCTTATTTTTACTCATAAGAAATATATACTCATGGCTTTTGGTGCATCGGTCAGTTACACTCTCAGGCATACATGACCCTTTGGACCAAATAATATCTTGACGAAGATACCAGCCATCATCACGAAGGGCGAAGGCCACCTTCCACGGGATCCCTATCAGGTCTTTAGGTTTGAAATTAGTTTTAGAAAAATCAGGCGATTCCTTTTTTGGGGGAGTACTTCCTATATTATATCTACTTTTACCAAAGCTATTAGGTTTGCCGTATTTTTCTCCCCAATAAGCAGCGTATGTATCTCCCAAATTAAGCCACAAGGTTCCATCTTTTTTCAAAACCCGTTTAACTTCTCTGAAAATGTCAACTAGCTTACGGACGTATTCTTCAGGAGTTTTTTCAAGCCCCAACTGGTCGGGGTGTTCGTAATCCCGAAGCTGCCAGTATGGGGGGCTGGTAACACAGCAATTCACTGACTCGTCAGGAAAAGTTTTTAGTACTGTTAAGGCATCTCCTGTTATCGTGTGATTTAATTTCATATCGTTTCTACTTCAGCAGGATTATACATGTCAGAAGTTTCTTTGATGAACCTATTTACTCCGTCCCTATAATAGTCTTTGTCCTTTTCTATGCCCCAAAATTCAACTACTTTCTTAGAGAAATAAGCCGCTATGCCATTTGAGTTTGAGCCAAGGTGAGTATCAATCACTTTTGCGCCTTCAGGACAATACTTCTCGTATATCCATTTATAGAGAGCTTTTGGCTTTTGGGTTGGGTGTATTCTAACTTCATTGAGTTTTTTATTACCCTGCATTATTAGACCATTCATTGAATTACCTTGTCTCATGCCAGCCCACATAAATGAAAATAGTCTTACTGAAGTTTTAAATGATGTCCAAGCCAATTCACAATCGGCAAAGTCACTGTTCCCATTTATTTTATTCCAAACAATCCAGCAGGGTGAATGGCTTAACATATCAGCAAAATAATTTCCACCCCAAATGATTTGATTTTTTGATATTCTAATAATCTCTTTTAAGTATTTAGTGTCTGGCCTTTTTTTATCCCAATCCTTTTGTAAATGATTGTTGCTTTTAACTTTCAATAATTGTCCGTTTTTTCCCCTTGCAATATGTGGCCGTGATTGACTTCCTTTCGCAGATTCATTGATACCGTATGGAGGATCGACTATCGCTAAATCAAAGTACTTGTCAGGCACGTCTTTCATAATGTCCATGCAGTCAGCATTAAAAAACCTATATCCTTTACGTGGT